GAAACCATCAATGATGTGTCGGCCAACATTCATCGTAAGACACTCCGCGGCGGCGCAAACTTCCTCGTTTGCGGACCAGAGATGGTCAACATCCTTGAGTCTACTGCTGGCTTCCGTGCTTCCGTCACTTCTGACGACGAGCGTGGTTCCATCGGGGCTGTTAAGGTTGGCTCTCTAACTAAGAAGTTCGATGTATACGTTGATCCGTATTTCTATCGTAACGTTATCTTGGTTGGTCGTCGCGGATCTTCTTTCCTCGAAAGCGGATATGTGTACGCACCGTATGTGCCACTGCAAACTACACCTACGATCTTCGGACCTGAAGACTTCGTGCCGCGTAAGGGTGTCATGACCCGTTACGCCAAGAAGATGGTTCGACCCGATATGTACGGTCTAGTTGTCGTCCGTGGTATGAACGGCGAATCAGGCGGCTCATAGATAGTCAGTACTACCAAACATTAAAACCCCCGTCATTTGGCGGGGGTTTTTGTATGTGGAAGCACTACTTAATAGAGAACACAGGTTTAAACCATCGTCATTTAATAAAGGAGACCTTTTAATATGCCCAGTTCCCCAAATATACCACGTTTGAAAAAAATGCTTCAAGGATTCATCATGCCTGAAGTCACGGCAACCACAGTCACGGCAACCACAGCCGCCCTGACTACAGTGACTGGTTCAACCGGTACCATCACTAACCAAGCAGCAGTTAACAATTTTGCTGGCTGCGGGGACACTGCCGACAGCGCAGGATCCACCGGAGAATCTCAGGTTATTGGAGTGTATCACGAAAGCACTGCCAGAGGATTCTACACTTATCAAGAAGAGGTCAGCTTAGTGGGCACCATTAACGCCACTGATAAGGGAGTGATTTGCCAGTTAAGCAAGCAGCTTCCGGCCAATGCAAAGATTGTAAGTGCCGCTCTCGTCGGCGAAGATCGTTCTGATTTGGCGGTTGTGACTGTTGGTCTTTACCTCTCATCGGGCGATGAGGTTGCACAAGGAACTGCAGTATCCGCTAACGTGGTTGAGGTCATTGGCGCATCAGTAGGTTCTGCCGCGCTAGCGTATGGTTCGTCAGGCACCGATGGCGACACAGAAATATTCTCTGTTGCAAATGGTCAAGATGTAGGTACTAGCGTATATCCCTACGTCTGTAGCGATGGCACCGGCAACACTGTCGGCACCGCTACGGCAGGTTCTGTAATTGTGACGATTAACTATTGGGGATCGGCCGCTCCCGCATAGGACAAGGTTGACTAATATTTAAAATCCCCCGGCCAAAAGCCGGGGTTTTTTTTGAAAAGGCCGATCTCTACAATTTTTTCGCCGGTAAATTTTTGAGATTTTCCTTTTTTGTAATATGGAAAACTATTTAACATGTAACTATGGAAACCTCCCCCAATGCCAACAAACCTTAGTCCTAAATCTCAAACAAGCGCAATCGTCCTTACTTCAACCGGAAGTACCGATTTGGTTGTTAGCGCACTACCGTTCGGTATGTATACCGGTTCGGCTGAATTCATCAGCGGTGCCTCAACTCAAGTAGCATATGTCTATAAGAAATTGGGCGGCGATGTTGTTGACATTGAGCTTACCCCCTCTAACGTATATGCAGCATATGAAGAAGCTGTGTTGGAGTATTCGTACTATGTCAATCTCCATCAGGGTAAAAATGTCTTATCTAGCGTCCTTGGTAACACAACCGGCGCATTTGACCACAAAGGGGAACTAACTGAGGGCCCAGCAGACGTTAACTTAAAATATCCCCGTTTTCAGGTAGGATACTCAAAGAGAGTGGGCGATACGATGATCTCCATGGGAGGCCTCGGAGGGTCTATTCCTCAATATTCGGGATCATTTAAGCCGAAAAGCAAACAACAAGATTATGATCTTCAAGAAATCATTGAAACTGCATCTTCTACGGGCACTGACGACGGTGGTACCGCAGTTAACTTTGCTGGTAAAGTAGGCACCAAGCGCATTATCATCACACAGGTTTTTTATAAGACCCCGCGGGCAATGTGGCGATTTTATGGGTATTATGGCGGAATTGGTGTTGTAGGCAACATGTCAACCTACGGTCAATTCTCTGACGACTCAACTTTTGAGCTTATACCCACATGGCAGAACAAATTACAAGCGATGATGTATGAAGATTCGATTTTTACTCGTACTTCTAATTTCTCGTACGAGGTTATTAACAATAAATTGCGTCTTTACCCCGATCCTGGTTATTGGGACTTTAGTGGAATCGACCGCATGTGGTTTAGATTTTATATCGACGATCAAAACGCTTGGGAAGAAAGCTCGGACTTTACTGATGGCACGCAAGGGATTAATAACTTGAATACTATCCCCTTTGGCAATATTCCCTATGAAAATATTAACTCCATGGGTAAGCAGTGGATTCGTAAATATTGTTTAGCATTATGCAAAGAAATGTTAGGTCAAATTAGAGGAAAATTCACGCAGATCCCCATTCCTGGCGAGTCGGTCACGCTAAACCATGCAGATCTACTCTCGCAAGCTAAAGAAGAACAACAACAGCTTAAAGACAAACTGACAGAAATGCTCAAAGAAGTCGAGTATAAAGAATTGGTCAAATACGATTCTGAAACAGCTGAAGCTACGGCAACAGTATTTAAGGGGTCGCCTCTGCCGATCTTTGTGGGGTAATATAGATGTCAAACGAGTGGAATAGACCAGCCCAGCCCCCTCCGCCATTATTCCTGGGGGAAAAAGAACGCAACCTTGTTAAACAAGTCAATGACGAACTTATTGAAAAGGTCATTGGGCAGCAGCTTTTGTATTATTCGATTGATATGAAAACAACAGATTTTCATGAATTATACGGCGAAGCCATGGAAAAAAGTTATCTTCCGCCCATTCGGATATACGCCCTTGTCGAGTTTACCGACTATTCAACGCAATATTTAGAAGGTGCAGGTATCGATAAAACTTGGGAAATAAATGTGCACTTTCATGAGCGCCGCTTGACAGAAGATCAAGATATGTACGTCCGAGAAGGTGATTTTGTTCTTTATGGTTCTTATTATTATGAGATCGTAAAATTAACTGAAGCGCGCAAGCTCTTCGGCCAAGTCGATCATAGCTTTGAAATATCTGCAAGATGCAGAAGAGCAAGAAAGGGACTTTTTGATGCTACCTGATGATTTTGATTTTGCAATGTTGCCCCCCGGAGCAACCAGCACCACCCTTGAATCATTGGGGATGTTGTCTTCGACGATTGAGAGCATTGATTTTGCTTTAGTGTCGTGGGTCAAGGAAGATTTGAACTTAAGCGCCAAGAGCAATGAAGGATATGTTCAAGTGCCTGTGTTGTGGCAAACACCGGAGCGCTCTTATCAAATCAAAAACAACGAAGCGCTTAGAGATGATGCTGGCGCCCTCAAACTACCACTTATAAGTGTAGAGCGCACCAACATTGCCAAAGATCCGTCCCGCAAAGGAGCATACCAGGCCCAAACTTACTCAACTGATAAGAACGGTAGGACCGGCCGCATTGTGCTAGCGAAGCGACTCAAACAAGACAAAACACGCAATTTTGCGGTTGCAGCTGGAACGAGGACGTCGACAACGGCCGCAGAACAATACTATTACCCTCGCGTAAATCAAAAACTTGTTATCCAATATTTGTCAATTCCCATTCCCGTCTATATTAATGTGGATTACAAAATTGTCATTAAAACTGAATACCAACAACAGATGAATGAACTCATGATGCCATTTATAGCGCGCACGGGCCAAATTAACTCATTTGTAATGAGGCAGAATGGTCACATGTATGAAGCGTTTATTAATCAGGATTTCACGCACAATAATAATGTCAGCAATTTAGATGAAGATGTGCGAATGTTCAGCACGGAGATTAATATTAGAGTATTGGGATATCTTATTGGAGAAGGTCCCAACGATGATCGTCCGATTGTGCGCATCGATGAAAACTTTGTAGAGATTACATATCCTAGCGAAACGGTCGTCAATGGAGAAGAATCATGGTTTGGCGGCGCATCTATCCATGAAGATTCCTTTGCCAATGCTGCCGGCACCACCATGGCAAACGACTATTTCCAACAGAATATGCCGGGCTCAGGATCAGGACCTACTGGGTTTAAGCGATTTTAACGCCACAAGTTATGAAAATTATGCACTTCCTGAATTGAACGGCACATTATCAGTTTACTTCAGGACTTTTAGCGCCTTTTGAGATTAAAAATACTATTTAAGGTTGATGGCAAAAAACAATTCATATCATTTGTTTTAAGAAGAAAGGGAGTAAGGAATGTCAGTAAAAGATTTCAAGTTTGTTTCTCCGGGAGTATTTATCAACGAGATTGATAACTCCTTTGTACCCAAAACAGCAGACGCAATTGGGCCCGTTATTATCGGGCGTTCACAAAGAGGGATTGGGAACCAACCAATTAAGGTGCAATCCTATTCAGAATTCGTTGAAGTATTCGGCGACACGGTACCCGGCAACGCCGGCGGTGATGTATCACGAAATACTGTACACCTGCAATCGCCGATGTACGGAACTTATGCGGCAAAGGCATTTTTAAATGCGAACGTTGCTCCTCTTACATATGTGCGCCTGCTCGGAGAGCAAAGCACCAACAAAACCACCGGCACAGAGCCGGCGGCTGGCTGGAGAACTGACCTTTTCCAAAGCGGTGGCACCCATGGTGGCGGCGCCTATGGGCTTTGGGTAGCCAAGTCCTCTTCGGTGGACTATCCGGTGTTTACCGGTACTGGTTCATTCCAATTAGCTGCTATTTGGTATACTGATAATGGCGGCATTAATCTTTCCGGAACACTTTTTGGGTCGATGGACAAGGGTACCACCGAACAAGACACGTGGCTGGACGATTTTAGCGACAGTCAATGTCCCTCTCAAGGGGCTATGGTGTGTTCAGACGCTTCAGGAGTTTTCACGCTTCTAGTGAGTGGGTCCAAGAACGCTACCGCCCCGGAGAAAATTGCGTTTAGCTTAAATGATACAAACTCTAATTTCCTCCGTAAAAAGTTTAATACAAATCCTCAATTACGAGTAAAGGGCAATTTTTACCCGACGTCAGCCGAAAAAGATTATTGGCTTGGAGAATCCTTTGAACAAGAACTTCGCGACAAGGGCTTAACGGATGCTACAACTCTTGTAGGCGTTATTGCTGGGGTTCAGCTTAGCGGCTCGGAAGCGCGCGAAGGCCCCGCGAACATGTCGGGTCAAGCCACTCGCGAAGCTGTCGCAGGATGGTTTATCGGCCAAGATACGGGCGATGCAACATCATTTAATGCTCAAAACGCCACAAAGCTTTTCCGCTTGCGCGACCGCGGCCATGGCGCATGGCTAAGCAAGAATTGCAAAGTATCAATCGAGCGCATCCGTCAATCTAACACCACTCTCAACGGTTATGGAACTTTTTCTGTGGTAATCCGCTCAATTAATGACACCGACAATAACGTTCAAGTAATGGAGCGCTTTGATAATCTAGATCTCAATCCTAATTCTCCAAATTATATTGGAAAGCAAATTGGAGACACATATCAATCTTGGAATGAAACAGAGCGTCGTCTAGACGAATATGGAAAATATCCTAATCGTTCTAAATTTATATGGGTAGAAGTCAATGCGGCCATCGATACGGGCGGTGGAGAAGGTTTCGAAACCCTGCTGCCCTTTGGCTACTTTGGCCCCCCTATTCCAAAAACTCCTACGTATTATCTCAGCGGCGCCGCAGGGGATCACCCAGCCGGCGCTACGTACACTCCTAGTTCTTCTGTATATGTAAACGTTGGAAAATCTCTTTCCAATTTTTGGAATCCCGGCGGCGAAACGATGGCACTCACCTCGGCGATGGGAGTTGTTACGGCATCCTTGGCGTGGCCATCCGTGCGCCTCCGCCACTCAGCATCAGACGGCGGCCTAAGTAATTATACCAAAGCATATTTTGGATATCAAACCACGCGCGAATCAGGAAGTACTTCCGCCGATCCAAGCGTGAAAGATTTTGGTATGCTATGGACGCAGATGGCTTCCGGCTTTGATCCCACAGGATCATCCCCGACGGGCTTTGATCCTTTCGCCTACGTCTTTACGATGGATGATATTGTGACGGGCAGTGGCGGATTTGCTAGCGCATTTTATAAGTCAGGATCTCGTTCAGGAACTGGAGCCGGCCGAAGCATTAGCGCGCTAGATAGCTACACTACGCTGCTAGATAATGAAATTAACCAATTTACCGCGCCTTTCTGGGGCGGAACTGACGGCTTTAACATTCGAGTGCCCGATCCTGTATGGAACGGCGGAATGAACACCTCCACCTCTACCAACGTAAACAACTCAATATTCTACACGTGGAAACGTGCCATTGATACAGTTTCTGATCCGGAAGTTGTTGACATGAATTTGTTAGCCGCCCCGGGCCTTGGTCTAAATTCTCTAACGAGTCATATGATTAATACATGTGAAAGCCGAGCAGATGCACTGGCACTTATCGACATTTCCAACGGCTACAAGCCCGCGGCGGAAGGATACGAAGCGGACCCCGCGAGTCGCATCCCCTACACTCCGATTCAGATTGCAAACAATATGGTAGATCGTCGTATTGACTCTTCCTATGGCGCCACCTTCTATCCATGGGTTCAAACCCGAGACGCGACGACGGGACAGTTGTTGTGGATTCCGCCTAGTGCCGCTATGATGGGGGTTTTGGCGAGTTCAGAGCGCGCATCTAAGATTTGGTTTGCACCAGCCGGATTTAACCGCGGCGGCCTTACAGATGGAGCAGCCGGTATTCCGATTACCAATGTGGTAACACGCCTTACTTCGCGGAATCGAGATACACTGTATGAAGCACGTATTAATCCCATTGCATCGTTCCCGTCGAGCGGTATTGTGGTGTTTGGCCAAAAGACACTTCAAGAACGAGCGTCGGCATTAGATAGAATCAATGTCCGTAGATTGGTTATCTACCTCAAGAAGCAAATTTCTATTCTCTCAACAAAAGTTCTTTTTGAGCAAAATGTTCAAGCTACTTGGAATAGATTTACAGGGCTCATCGAGCCATTCTTGGCAAATGTCAAGA